TGGCATGTCAAAGACAACGGCGAATTTGCGGTGGAGACTGTGCAAGACACGACCACCGCTTTTGACTTGAATAGACGTGAGTTTAACGAGCAATCAGACGGCAAGAACTGGCGAGATGTGAATAAGGTCGCGTCAATCCCGTTGTCCGTGTATTATGACTTGAAGCGCAAGGGCATTGCAGACGATCCAGCTGCTCTCAAGCGTTGGCTCAATGACGCTGATAACAGGGTCTTTAGAACGAGAGGCGGCAAGCTGTGAGCATTAGCACCTTTGACGAACTGAAAACCGCAATCGCTGATTGGCTGCTTCGTGATGACCTTACGTCAGCCATTCCGACTTTTATCCAACTGGCGGAAGCACAATTTAACCGCGAAATCCGTGATTATCGGATGATCAAACGCGCGGATGCGTCGATTGACAGTGAATATTCCGCCATTCCGTCTGATTGGGCAGAAAATATCCGGTTCCAACTGAACACGTCACCGATCACGACTCTGGAGTTCGTGACTGCTGATCAGGCCGCCGAGGAAAAGATAACATTCTCCGCCGCCGGTCAGCCGAAGTTCTTCACGATGATTGGCGATGAGTTCCAAGTGGTGCCAGCACCAGATACCACATACACAGGCGAGTTGACTTACTATTCAAAGATTTCGGCTCTCTCTGACAGCAATACGAGCAACTGGCTACTGACCAACGCGCCTGACGTTTATCTCTATGGTGCGCTCATTCAGTCTGCGCCTTACTTGCAGGACGACAGCCGTGTCTCGACTTGGATCGGTCTTTACACTCAAGCCCGCGATGGCCTGCGTGTTTCGTCTGATCGCGCCCGCATTGGCTCATCGTCGCTGCGCATGCGCCCGAAGGCGATGGCCTAAGTTTACGCTGTGCCTTTTGTTGTGGTATTATATTGCCATCGTCTAGGAGTGATGTGATGCCGCTAGTTCCACTTAATATCCCGCCCGGCTTTGTGCGAAATGGCACAGACATGGACTCGTCTGGCCGCTGGCGCGATGGCAACTTGGTTAGGTGGGTCGAGGGCAGCTTGCGCCCTGTTGGCGGTTGGCGCACACGCAAGTCATCCGCTGCATCAGATGCCATTCGCGGTATGCATGTCTGGCGTGACAATGCTGGCGACCGCAATATCGGATTTGGCACTTACAACAAGCTCTACTACATGAGCAGCGGCAGCGTTGTCTCGGACATCACTCCAGTTGGCCTGACGGCTGGCCGCGTCGATGCGACAGAGAACCTCGGCTACGGCGGTAGCACATATGGCACGGCGTTCTATGGCGTTGAGCGTCCAGACGCCACGGCGAACCTGCCTGCAACGACTTGGCAACTCGATAACTGGGGTGAGTATCTGGTCGCCTTCTCTGATGCTGACGGCAAGTTGTATGAGTGGCAGTTAAACACGGCAACTCCAGCTGCGGCGATTACCAACGCGCCAACTGGCAACGTTGGCATGGTTGTCACCGAGGAGCGTTTCATATTTGCGCTGGGCGCTGGCAATAATCCTCGCAAGGTTGAATGGTGCGATCAGGAGGACAACACCACTTGGACACCCGCAAGCACCAATCAGGCAGGCGGTAAGACTTTGCAGACGAGTGGCAAGATCGTTGCCGGTGTTCGCACACGCGGACAGGTTCTAATTGTGACAGACAACGACGCACACCGCGCTATCTACACTGGCCCACCGTTTATCTACAATTTTGAGCGTGTCGGCTCTGCCTGTGGCTTGGTTGCGCCGAAAGCGATCGTTGATGTTGATGCTGGTGCCTTCTGGATGGGTCGATCGGGCTTCCATCACTTTGACGGCAACAGCGTGCAAGACTTGCCGTGCCCAGTTCACGACTACATCTTCAACGATCTCAACAAGGCGCAGATCAGTAAGTGCTGGGCTGTCAGGAACGGCCAGAACGATGAGGTCTGGTTTTTCTTCCCGTCTGCCACCGCCACCGAGATTGATAAATACGTCGCCTACAACTACCAAGACGGCACTTGGCTGATTGGTGAGTTGTCCCGTACGTCTGGAGTGGAGCGTGGCACGTTTAACAATCCGATGTACGCGGATGCATCCGGCAACGTCTATGACCACGAAACCGGCTACAATTACGGCGGTGCTGACGTTTATGCTGAAACCGGCCCGCTGATGATGGGCAACGGCGACAACATTATGAACGTGCTGAAGATGTATCCCGATGAGCTAAACCAAGGCGACGTGACGGCGACATTCAAAACGCGGCTCTATCCGAATGACACCGAGCGCAGCTATGGCCCGTACTCGATGGCAGCGCCGACCAGCGTGCGATTCAGCGGAAGGCAGGCTCGAATGCGCGTGACGGGCAACACACTCGGCGGCTGGCGTGTCGGCACAATGAGGCTTGAGACTAGAGCGGCGGGGCGCAGATGACGGCACCTGTCCTACCACCTGTTGGCCCAAATTGGCAGACGTGGGCGCGGCAGCTGAATGCCTACCTTGGCCGTCAGCTGAACCGCTTGCTATTTAAAACCACCGACGACAACCCGTCAGAGAATGGCGTGATCCTGTGGGACGAGGCAAACGGCTATCCAGTTGTTTCAAAAGGCGGCGAGTTCCGTCAGATCGTCTTGTCTGATGGGCATGGCGAGGGTGCAATAACGACAACACAGACAGCCGCAGCTACCAACACTGCCTACGCACTGACATACACATTCAGCGAGAACGATGGCCTGACGCTTAGTGGCTCGCAAATCCAATTTGATGAGGGGGGGCACTACCTCGTCAGCTTTTCGGCTCAAATCGCCTCATCGTCCGCCAGTACGGTCAACTTCTGGTTCTGGCCGCGAATTAACGGAACTGATGTCACCAACGCAAGCATGAAGAACGCTTTGCACCAGAATGCAGCGACGCTGGTTGTTAGCCGATCGGCGATCCTGTCTGTGAGCGCTGGCGACTATCTTGAGGCCATGTGGGCGGTCGATAGTACATCTGGCACGCTGAGCGCAGTTGCCGCAACTGCGTTTGCTCCGGCTGCGCCAGCAAGCACAATATCCATCCTTCGCGTGCATGCGTGACAATAAATGGATGGGGTGTTAGAATACCACAAAGATGGGATAGCGGTGAAATACATCCCCGCTGATCTTGTCGATGAGTTTTGGCCGCTGGCCTACAGATATATTCGATTGGCGCAGAGGCGCGTTGACCGGAATGTAGGCATGGCGGACGTGAAGGAGAAGATAGACAGCGGCGAGTATGTTTTGTTGCTGGTCTATGTGCAGGACAAGTTGAGCGCCGCGATTATCGTGTCAGTCGTTCAGCACCCTCGGCGAAAGAACCTGTCAGTTGATTACGTTGGCGGGGAGAATATAGCGGCTTGGGGTGAACCTGTTTTGGAAATACTTGCTGACATGGCGAAAAAGAGGGGGCTGGATGCGCTAGAGGCGTCTGGCCGTTCTGGTTGGTCATTGCTGGCAAAGAAGCACGGCTGGCGTGTGGCCTATGTGCGCTATGAGATGGAGATCGGATAGATGCCGGGTGGAAGCGAAACTACGACAACTGAGGCACCTGATTACATCAGGGACTACTTTACTGGAACCGTTGTCCCTGCAGCTGAAGATATAGCCAGCCGCGAGTTTGAGGCTTACACTGGCGATAGGGCTGCGGGGCTGTCAGGCTTGGAGCGCTCCGCTTTATCTAGAATAGGTAGGCTTTCTGGCGACGCGACGACGGCAATGCAGCCGGGTCTATCAACCCTTGGTGCGGCTCGGTCTGCCTATGGTCAGCTGGGTGACATCGCCAGCATGACGCCAGAGGACTACCAGCGCAGGACGCAAGCCAATCTCTCTGGCTACACGACTGGCGTGATTGACCCAGCGCTGGCCCGTATGAATCGAGCGGCGGCAGAGGCTCGCACACAGCAGCAGGCAGAGTTCGCTAAGGCTGGAGGTTTCGGCAATGAGCGTCGCGGTATTTACGAGGCTGAGCTTGCTGCGCGTCAGGGTGAATCTCGCGATGAATTGATCTCAAATCTGATGCGTCAGGGCTACAACGAGGCTCAGGCAGCAACTATGGCTCAAATGGGTCAGGGCATCGGCGCACAGCAAGCTGCTGCTGCTGGCTTGGCTGGCCTTGGTGCAAGTCAGGCTGGCTTGGGCTTGCAGGGTCAAGCGGCAGAGTTGCAAGCGTTGCAAACTCAGCTGGCTGGTGGTTCGTTGCAGCGCGGCATAGATCAAGCAGCGCTAGATGCGCAGTATCAAGACTTTTTGCGTCGTCAGCAATTCCCGCTGGAGACACTTGCCGCCGTTACTGGCTCTGCAGGTGCATATCCAACTGGTGTCGGTACGACGACATCAAGAAGCGCACCGGGCGTCGGCGACCTTCTGGGATTTTTCTTTTCCGACCGCCGCTTGAAGAAAAACATTCAGCATCTCAACACGGTCAACGGCGTGAACTATTACCGCTGGCAGTGGAATGACGAAGCTAAGCGCATCGGCGCATCCAGCACACCGCCGGTTGGTGTGATTGCGCAGGAACTGCAAGAGACGCACCCGCACTTGGTTGTCACTGGAACTGACGGTTACTTGATGGTCAATTACGGTGGACTTGCTGACTGATGGAATGGAACCCGGCATGGCAGGAAGCTATTGCTGCGATTGAGAGTCGCGGCAGTGGTAACTATTCAGCCGTAACCGACTCCGGTGGCGGCAACCGTGCCTATGGGCGCTATCAGATAATGGACTTCAATATTCCGTCATGGACTGAGCGGTGGCTTGGTCAAAGCATGGAGCCAGAGGAGTTCCTTAATAACCCAGCGGCCCAAGACGCTGTGTTCCGAGGTCAATTTGGAAGCTATGTCGATAGGTGGGGGAACCCTAGAGATGCGGCGTCTGCTTGGTTTACAGGCCAGCCGCTCTCTAGCAGTTCTGGCCGCAGGGATGTTTTGGGAACATCAACCGAAGAATACATGCGCAGGTTTGATCGGGAGCTTGGGCTTTTAGGTGGCGCAGAGGTAGGACCAATGAGAGATGATGACTTGATTGCCAACGCTGGCGCAGCGATTAACCGAGCAGAGGCACCACAGCCCAGTGGACTCGGCAGGATGTCTGAACTGTTCAGCATAAGCTCCGCTCCGGCAGCGTCTGGCGGCGGCAATGTCGCATATGGCGGCGGCGGGCTGATCCCCGGATTGATGCTATTGAGCGGCAAGGCGGGCGAGGGTCTGTCTCGCGACCAGCGCCGCATGCTTGGCTTCGCAGCGCTTGCTGATGCTGGCGCGGCTCTCAGTGGCCGAGAGGGTGGGCAGACGCGAGCAATCATGTCGCAAATGCAGGCCAATCAGGAGCGTGAGCGCCTGCGTCGGCAGGGTCTATTGCAGAACTTGGTTGCATTCGAGCAGGCATTGCTCCCCTATCGCATTAGCGGCATGACACCGCCGCCGGGTATTCAGTCTGCATATGAAAACGCGCTTGCTGAATTTGGTGCTGCCGGTGGCATGCCAGCCGCAACACCTGCTGGAGCGATGCCAACTCCTGCTGCCGGTGCTGTGCCGCCTGCGCCAGTTGCTGAGACGCCGCTTGGTGAGCCTGCGGGCGAGCCTGACACTGCAAGCCAGATTGCGCAGCTTGAGCGCAGGGCTATGGCTGCTGACGCGGCAGGGCAGTCTGGACTGGCCCAGTCATTCCGAGATCAGGCAAATGCTTTGCGTGCGGGTGAGGTTG